AAAGTTTTAAAAACACTTGAAACGAAAGAGTTAATTAAAAGAGTCGTTGATGAATCTGGTAAAAAATAAATTTATTTGCCCCGCATGTTTTGGTAATGGCTACCGTAAAATAACTAAAGACGCTAGCCTACCAAATATTAAGGTAGTAATTGATTGTGAAGCGTGCGATAACCAAGGAGAGATAGAAAATGATACGAAAAATACTCATGCTCTGCGTTATTTGGCTAACTTGTAGTGGTTGCAGTGAATTTGCGATCTTGGCAAGTGGATCAAGTATTGCCATTAGTCAGAATACTTATGCAAAAGTATATAATGGTGTAGATATGTTAACAATTATGAATACGAAAAAAAGTATGAAAAGGCATGTCTACGACAATGCGAAAAAAGCATGGGTAGAAGCCAAAGAAGGAAAGGAATATATTTATGACAAAACCTGGGGACTCACAGACTAAAAGCGAGATTGATCCTATTTTAGAAATTGAGAAAGTAAAAAAGGAAGCAGATAGACTGATGATGAGTAAGCTGGAAGAGATTGAAGATCTTAAAAATAGAATTGCTGATCTTGAAGAATCTTTAAAGTCTAAAGACTATTTCGAGAGACCTGATTATAAGTTTCTGGTGGATGAAAACTTGAATCTTAGACGACGGATCACGGAACTTGAACAGGAAGTTCTGGAGACTAAAGCTGATAATATGAAATTAGCAAAACAAGTTGAAGATAAAATGAATCAGTTAAGAAATTCAGGAATGTAATGTACAAACCTTTACCTAAAGAGCTTCGATTAGGTTTTTCAGATATCCATGACATTGGACTTTTTGCTAAAGAAGATCTTCCTACAGGAACTAATTTTGGAATGACTCATTTTCAAATAGGAAAAAATATAATTCGAACACCTTTAGGAGGTTTTATTAATCATAAAGATAATCCTAATTGTGAAAAAGTTAAATTAAAATTTAATAATGAAGATGATCCAGAGCATCCTTACAGTTTTAACAAATGGAACTTAATCACAGTTAAAGACATTAAAGAGGGGGAAGAACTAACATTAAAATACACATTTTATGACGTACAGAACCGAGCAGGATAAGATAAATAGGAAAGAAGCAAACCAGCGATATTATAAACTGGAAGAGAATAAACAACAAAAACGAGATTACATGAAAGAATATGCAAAAAGAGATTATGTGAAAGTTAAAGCTCATGAATATTACCTCAGAAAGAAAATAAGAGAGGCAAGGAATGAAGATCTTAACGGTATTAATTCAGAAAGGTTTGTCGATTATGAAAAAGAAAAAACACAGTGATCAAGATCTAGAGATAATCTACAACGACATCTTTGGTGAAGCCATCCAATATATGCGTGAATACGAAGTTCAAGCGGTTGCAGCAACGTACATGGCCATTGCTATGAGACTTTATAAAACACATCTGGATGAAGACTCATATAAAAAAATGATTAAAACGGTTGTGGATTCTGAAGTTAAACCCTATCCTGAACCTGAAGAATACTTAAAGAAAATTTTACATTAATGAAAGCAAACATGAGTAATTTTATTAAATCGACTAACGTACACACCCCAGACTGGACCTCACCAGAACGTAGACTTTTTATAGCTGTACTCAGTCAAGCGGTTCATGATGCCTTTTCAAGTCATGTTTCTGGATTAGAAAAACGACAAGCTCAAGCCTGGCTGACGAGTAACAGTAGGGATTTTAAGGAAATTTGTGAACTTTCAGGAAGAAATTCAAAGTATGTTCTGACAAAAATTCGAAGAAGAATTTTAGAAGCCAATGGTTGGAATGTTGACATTAGTATGAGAACCACTCCCCCTAGAATTAGAAAATACAAACAAAAACATTTAACAGGAAACGCTTATTATGCCGCAAAAAGAGAAAAAAGAGCAAGCGCCTAAAATATATATTGCCATGGCCTGCTATGATTCGATCATGATTAAGACGATGATCTCAATGACTAAACTGGTTAAAGAATTAACTAAAGCAGGACTCGAGTGGCAGATTGAAACGGTCAAGACTCCTTTTGTAAGTAAGGCTAGAAATATCTTAACCGCTTTATTCTTAAGAAGTAAATATGATTACTTACTCTTCATTGACGCTGATGTTGAATTTGAACCTGAAGCCATCATACGAATGTTGGTCGCCAAGAAAGATATTATACTCACCCCCTACCGAGTTAAGTTGCCTCACGATGCAAGTCTCGTTAAGTACACCATCAGTTTTCCTGATGACAAGAACATCCCCATTCTTCCAGGAGATATCGTTGAAATTTCAGAAGGACCTGCAGGGATGTTGTTGATTCATAGAAAAGTTTTTGAATTTTTAATGAATAGTTGTCCACGTTTAAAGATTAAACATCCTTTTAGAAAAGAGTCCGATCCCTATCTCTATAATTTTTGGGATACCACATTTGATATGGATAATGGCTTATGGAGAGGAGAAGATATATCGTTCTGCCGACTCGCACGCGATTATGGATTCAAAATATACGCGAATATTAAATCACGAACCACGCATCACGGAACTTACGGATGGACTGGAACGTTCGAAGACACATTAACACCGGAGAAAAAATGATTAATCTTGTACTCCCGGACGGAAGCAAACCCATTTATCGAGACATCATCGAAGATGATCCAGACGATCTTTATTTTCAAAAAACGATTGATAAATTTGCACCCTATACGATGACTGTTCTTAGAGGAATTGAGCCTTCGTACTCACTCTATAAGGCGGTTCAATATGTGGTCAAAAACGAGATTCCAGGTGATTTTGTTGAGTGTGGGGTATGGCGCGGGGGTTCTGTCATTCTAATGGCACTCGCACTGGCTCACTTTGGAGACACGGATCGGAAAATTTTTTTATACGATACGTTTACCGGTATGACCAAACCTGATGAAAAAGACGTGGACTGGGAGGGTCTCAATTTACAAGAAAAGTGGGAGAACGATCCCAGCACCCAATGGGGATATGGCGGTAGCCTTGAGGAGGTTCGTAAAAACGTTTACGCCTCTAACTATCCAAAAGATAATTTTGTTTTTGTTAAAGGTCCTGTGGAACATACCCTTCCAGGCACTAGACCTAAAAACATTGCTTTATTGCGTTTGGATACCGACTGGTATGCCTCTACTTATCATGAACTTGTCCATCTCTATCCGATCCTAAGTACGGGCGGTATATTGATGATAGACGATTACGGATGGTGCCGTGGGGCACGCCAAGCAACAGACCAGTACATCAAAGAAAATAAACTAAATTTGTTTCTTAGCCGAATTGACGAGAGCGTACGATTGGCGGTTAAGCGATGAATAACAAAGGAGAAAACATGACAGAAGAAAAAAAGAAAATAGCCATACAGTATCAGATGTTCCGTTGGGGACCCTGTTTGGTGAAGCTAAGTATATCGAAAGAGAATCAGGATCTGCTTTTAAGTGAAGCGAAAGCGAGTAAGATGAGTTTTGAAACCCGACTCGCTGGTATCGTTCAAAAGCAAGTGGCTTTTAGAGATTATAAAAAGTTTGAAGAGTTCTTCGGTAAGATCTTTGAGCTTTATGCCGATGCCTTGAAGAAATGGACGGGCGATGATAGTATTGATTTTAAACAGAAATACGAACTCGATGCCCTTTGGGCCAACTTTCAAGAACCTGGAGACTTTAACCCACCGCACGATCATGGTGGCTCTTTATCTTGGGTGATTTATCTTAATGTTCCTGAAGAATTGAAAGCAGAAAATGCTAAATATAAGGGAAGATCAGCCGGTCCTGGCGGGATTACCTTTATCTATGGCGACGGGCCACGTGAATCGGTGACGCATCATTCGTTTTTTCCAAAATCGGGGGATATGTATATCTTCCCCGCATGGTTGAAACACTGGGTCTTTCCGTTCAAGAGCAAATGCACACGAATCTCGGTCTCGGGGAACGTGCGTGATTATATTAAAATTAAAGATATTCGAGGTTTAAAACCGGTTGAACCCAATGATATTATGAAACAGATGGGAGAACCCGTATTAAAAGGGAATAATTAGGGCTTGACAACAATCGCATATTATCCTATAAATGTCTAAGAAAGTAGGTGAGAAATATGCAAACAAGTACACAACAAAAAAACTATACGATCAAATATTATTCTAGATCGGATGGTAAAAGGGTCAATCGACCTTATAATCCTCAAAGACAGTATGAATTCGTTGCAAAGAACGGCAACTTAATCAAATGTTATTGGGATGAGACAAAAGGGGATTGGAGAAGATCAATCATAGAAAATATCGTCTCTATTAAACCTCTTAAAGCTAAAAGAAAGAAGAAAGGTAAAAAGTGAGAACTTATACATCTAAGAATCGCGGCGTTAAGGAGAAAATCCTTAACCTGCGAAAAGAGGGGCATCCCTATAGTTTAATTTCAAAAGAAGCAGATGTTAGTAAAAGCACCGTTTGCTATCATGTTGGAAAAGGTCAGAAAGAAAAAACACTGAGTAGACAAGCTAAAAGGAAGGAAGGTATTTGCGGAAAAGTACACGCTTTTATCTACACTCCGAGAAAACCTTATAATGCTAAACCCTATACCTTAGGTCCTATTCGAAAGAAGGCAAGAGGTTTTGTCTATGGCGTTCATGCTTTAAGCAAAAAAGCTTCTTATCAAGACAGTAAGAAAACGCTTAAACATCCTAATCAAAAGGTTTGGGCTTATATTGGAAGAATTTTTCCAGGGATTAAATCTGAAAAAGACACCCTTCAAGCCGTTAATCAATGGACGGGAAAACCAGACGCTGAAGATGGTAAACCGTTGATGTTTCCTTATATGCGTTGCAAGATTAGTGGTGAAATCTATAATGCTAAAGGTTCAGACGTTCAGGCCGACCACATTGATGGCGACCGATTGAACAATCACATCGACAATTTTTCCTTTGTTCATAGTGTCTGCAATTACATGAAAGGCCAAATGAGCTACAAGCAGCTTTACGAAAAGATCTGTAAAATCAAGACGAATTTAGAAAAATACAAGGAATTTTGGAATGGACAAGAGAAGTAAACCCTTTG